AGCGAGTAGAATCTGTTGACTTTGATTCACAAAGGTTTCAAGCATAATATGGCTAAAAAGAAAGAACATAGAAGGGCCATAGTCATACCAGACGTTCATTTTCCACTGCAAGATGATGCTGCTATAAATGTGGTGCTAAAGAGTATAAAGATGGTAAAGCCTAATATATTTGTTTGCCTTGGTGATTTAGGGGAATGGAAGAGTATATCACCTTGGAGGTATAAGCGTAGAAAAAGGCCTCCTTTGGAATATACTATAGAAGATTTAGAAGTTGAAGCTGCTAAGGTCAATGATGGATTAGATTTGTTTGACAATGCTTTAAAAAGCGTTGGCTGTACAGATAAATACATGATTGAAGGTAATCATGATGATTGGCTCAATTCATTCGTGGAAGAATTTCCATATCTGCCACAATATAAGTTCAAGAACATTATGTCTCTTAAAGATAGAGGATATAAGTACTATCCTTATGGTCATTTGGTGCAGATTGGCAAACTATTCTTTTATCATGGTGGTCACTATACTACTGTTAATCACACAAGACAGCATGTAATGAACCTTGGTAAGAATATTATTTATGGACATACTCACGATGTGCAAAGGCAGGGAGTAACTCATGTTGATGGGGCCCATCATGCTTGGACACTTGGCTGCTTGAAGGATATGTCAAAGGAAAAGAATCAATGGTTACGCGGTAGGCATACCAATTGGTGCCATGCATTTGGCATAATTGACTGGTTTGATGATAATAATTTTAGAATTGATGTAATTGACATACATAAAGGTAAGACATACGTATGGGGAAATCTAATAGATGGAAACGCATAGAGTCCGGAGGGATGGCAAGGGCTATCAAGTAATTTAGGTTGGGAGTGGCTCTATGCATACCAAATTGGTAAAAAGAAAGATTGAGTACGTATATGACAATAAAGATGAGTTTTTTGACAATAATGATGATGAACTTGTTGATGATTGGCGTGAATCTTCAACAGGTGATTGGATACTTACTGATGATGGCCAAGTATGTAAGGTATTGTATAGAGGAGCATTTAGCGATGGCAAAGAATATATACGTACCATTCTCGGTTCTTATCCTATCAGAGACTCAATTCAAATAACTGGTGGTGTCGCTGATGACATATATAGGTTTACTAAATCAACAGAGCCAAGACATAAGAGGATGGATGAGAAGCAACCTAATAGTAAAGAGATTGTTTTTGCTAAATACGTTGCTAATGGGATGCCTCCTGAACAAGCTTATCTTAGATTATATAGAACAAATGATGCTAATTACTCTAAAAATGCATCAGCCTCACTATTAAAAACAAAAAGGGTCAAGAAATTGATTAGCGAAGAAACAAAGAAGATACTTGGAGAAGTTGGAATTGATGAGGAATATCTACTTATCAAGACAAAAGATATAATTGATAACTATGATGCTCGTGATTCAGATAAACTTAGGGCATTGGAGATGATGATGAAGATAGCGGGAATGTTCCCCAATGATAAAAAGACAGAATCTCTTACTGTATTTCAGGGATTTACAAGAGAACAGCTACAACAGCTTGATTCTGCAGATGTTAAGGCCATAGGTCATGCCGAAAAAGATATCACATAGCGATATATCATTATACATAATGCCGGCTTTCAATAGTAAAATAAAAAAATGTAAGGTATGTAGTAAAAAAATAGATAATCATAAGAAGATGATTGTATTTAATGAATATTACTTACCAATAGGATTTAATTGTATATATTGTTATTCAGTATATCATGAGAATGATGTATTGGTCGAGATAGGTAATCCAGACAAGGTTGATATATATGGAGAATCATGATAAAGATAACTTCTTTGAATCTTACTTAGATATAGATTCTTGGGCCGAAAAAGAAATGGAGAAAGAATATGAAATACAAGTCCGTAGGAAAAAAGATTTTTCAAAAAAACCCAAACAAGAACAAATGGGAATCAATAATGACAACAGTAAGCGATTTTCACGCAAAGCAAATGGTAAAGACATTGCAAGAAAAAGAAGATGAAAGAAATAGAAAAGCCTGATTTTAATATAGTACCACCGCCATCTGAGTCCAAGATAAATGATGAGATACTCCAGAAGTCGCTTACAGACCTAATATACTTTGGAAGGGCCTTTTTGCCAAAGGACTTCTTGAATAAGAGTGCGTCTCCACCATTTCATTATTCAGTAGCTGAAAAACTTCTAAGTACCAAGCCAGCAGCTAGGATATGCAATATACTACCACGTGGTTTTGGCAAGTCCATTCTTTCAAAGGCGGCCATTGTGCATAAGATGTTGTTCTCTCCTCAAGGAGAAAGATTATTCATTGCTTGGGTTGCTGAGGAACAAGGACAGGCCATTGACCATATTAAATATGTTAAGTCCCATTTTGAATACAATGATAAGATAAGGTACTATTTCGGCAATCTTGCTGGAGATGCTGTTGGTAATAGATGGACTGAGAAGGATATTGTATCTGCTAAGGGAGATAGAATAATTGCCAAGGGTACAAGTCAAAGGTTGCGTGGTCGTACTGAGATTGATGTACGTTATACTGGTATCATACTTGATGACTTTGAATCTGAATTGAATACCAAGACACCTGAAAGAAGAGATGAGATAAAGAAATGGATTGTATCTACTGTATACCCAGCTCTTGAGGAATCCCCCGGTAGAGAGGGATGGATATGGTTGGCTGGTACTATTGTTCACTATGATTCATTTCTACAAATGATTGTTGATGGTGTTAGGCAAGCTAAGAAGGAAGAAAGAGATTATCCTTGGGATGTCACATTCCATAAGGCTGTAGAGGATGGTAAACCATTATGGCCAGAGCAATTCCCATTATCTAAACTTGATACAAAGAAAAAAGAGTTTATTGAGGCCGGCATGGTCAATAAGTTTGCTCAGGAGTATATGAATGATGCAAGGGATATATCAGATGCAGCCTTTAAGATAGATAGAATACAGAAGCATAATCATAGATTCTTTACAAAAGATAAGTTTAACTATCTTGAGGATGATGATGGGAACTTTATTCCAATAAATGTGTATATAGGTGTTGATGTTGCAGCGACAGCCACGAAGAAGTCAGACTTTCAGGTAATATTAGTGATTGGAATAGATAAGAATAAGAATAGATATGTATTGGAATATTTCCATGAGCGGATACCTACCTTTGATGTGCCAGAGAAGATAATAGAATTGGCAAAGAAGTACTCTCCAGTAAAGAGAGTTACCATAGAAACAGTTGCTGCTCAGGAAATGGTAAGGGATATGGTAACAAGGATAGCTACAAGTGATAGAAGATTGATACCCGGCATATTCAAGGGAGTAAGGCCCCCAGCTGGAATAAAGAAGGAAGATAGGCTAGAGACATCTCTTGGCCCTATTGTTAATTCAAAGAAGTTATTTATACGCAATGAGATGACAGAAATAGTAGATGAGTTCTTTGAGCATCCGTTTGCAAAGCATGATGACCTTATGGATGGATTGTATTATGCTGACTGGTATGCAAAGCCTCCATTGAGCGGCACTGTAAAGAAAGATGCTATTGATAATCGTGGCAAGAAAGATGGAAATCGTAAGAAATATAACTGGTTTACAGGAGCTAGAGTTAATTAAAAAAAGTTTACTTTTGCTATTGACATCTATTATAATTATTAATTAACTTAGAAAGTATATATGCAAATACAGGAAGACCCCAGAGCTAAAACTACTAGAGACCTTTTTCGGCGCTATAGTGACGCCCGTACTGATTGGGATACTGAAGCTAGAAAGGATATCGACTTTTTTTATGGCAATCACTTCAGCGATAATGAGGTAGATGAGCTAGAAAGTCGTAACCAAGCGGCAGTGCCAATGGACAGGGTTGGCCCAGCTGTTGAGAAGCTAAAGGCCATGTTGACATCCAACTCTCCAGCCTTTACTGTCATACCAAGAGAGGATTCTGATAGTAAGGTAGCAAAGATGTGGAGAGTGGTATTGAGTTATGTATGGGAAATATCTGATGGAAACTCTCAACTAAAGGAAGCGATACATGACCATAGTACTTCTGGATTAGGTTATTTATATGCATATATTGATACCGATAGTGATTTTGGAAAAGGAGAGGTAAAATTTACAAGTGTTAATCCATTTCGTGTATATGTACCATCATCTAGTAGAGATAGGTATTTCAAGGATGCTGATAATATAATACTGTCTACTATCCTTACTGGAGAGCAGATATTGAATATATATCCAGAACTTGGGCCACAACAGAATCCTGAGACTGGAGAGATGGAAGATGGTATAATACAGAATATATCTGCATATAGTGATGATGAGGACTATCCATCATCCCAGCAAAGTAACCAACAAAAGACTTGGACTCCAGCTGAGGCAAAAGATTTAGAGTTCTCCTATCAGGAGAAGTATCAAGTATTAGAAAGATTTTATAAGACCAAAGTTCCATTCTATCAAATCATTGATGTGAATAAGCAGGAAGAGATGATTTTGAATGAACAGGAATTTCAGAAGTTCCTTGAGGAAAATCCCGGTGTATTTGAACGAGGTCTTGTTCAGTTTCAAGAAATTTTACAGACCCGTATAGCGGTAGTGGCATCCGTTGGCGAGATTGTTTTATACGAATCTGTGCTTAACACTGATATATACCCAATTGTACCACTTCCAAATATATATAGTGGTACTCCATATCCGAGGTCTGATATTTCTAGGGCGAGACCTATGCAAAGACTACTGAATAAACTCTGGTCTTTAGCTTTGACTCACGCTCAGGCCTCTGCGGGTCTGAAATTAATTGTTCCAATGGGTAGTGTTGATAACATAAGCCAACTTGAGCAGGACTGGGCTAATCCAAATGCCGTCATAGAAGTTGATAGTTCACAAGGAGAACCTCATTTCCCAGCTCCAACACCATTAGCATCTGAGTTTTATAAGCTTATACAGTCTTGTGAGTTCTACATAGACTTCACATTTGGGCTACCTGAACTAATGCATGGTTTTGCGGATAAGGCCCCTGATACTGTTAGGGGCACAGAAAGAATGCTAGCTCAGGGAGCTGAGAGACCTAAATCCAAATTACGTGATATTGAGTTGAGTATACGTAAACTTGGTCAAGTGGTATATGGGATGTCTAAAGGACATTATACATTTAAAAAGATTTTTAGATTAACACAGGCTAATAATAATGTTAATGAGGTCATGGCTAATTATTATGATGATTATAGTGAAACAGTCATGGATATACAAAAAGATAGACATTCAATTGGCCAACATGATGTTAGTATTGAACCGGGTTCGACATTACCTACAAGTAAGTGGACTGAATATCAAGTATATGCAGAAGCATATCAAATGGGATTGATAGACAGGGTAGAGGTAATTAAGAAGAATCCAGAGATTTTTGATAAAGAGAGTCTTATCCAAAGAATGGGTGAGATTCAACAGTTGCAGTCTCAAGTACAGCAACTAACTGAACAAAATAAAGAATTGCAGGGAGACTTGCAAACAGCACAAAGAGAGTCTGTATCCGACAGGAAGAGGGTTGAAGTTGAGAAATTTAAATCTAAACTTTCCGGGGTGCAGTCTGATGCGAAGGCCGATAGGCGAATAGAATCAAATAAACTCAGTAACGCGGTACAGCTTGAAATGGAGAAATTGAGACCACAAATTGAAGAATTTGGAGAAGGTCTCGGTTCAGTTCCGGAAGTTTAAGGATATCGCAAGGAGATAATTATGAGTGAAATCAATCAAGAAGGACAAGTACTAGAAGATACTGGCCATGTAAATCAAGAACTTGGATATGAAGATGTCCCTGTTGCTGACCATGGTGTAAACCAAAGTGAATCATATCAAGTTAATTGGGAAGACGAGTCTCGGAAGTTTCAGTCAATGTATGACAAGCAAAAATCCGATAACGACAAAATAAAGCAAGATATGCAATACCTAGCGAATGAATTTGCTAGAAATCAGAAAACGACCAGTGTTAATAAGAATACTTCTTTACCTGAGGATGAGTTTAATCCTTGGGATGCGTATTATAAGCCTGAATCACCAAGTTTCAAGTTTCGTCAACAGAGGGAGCAGGAAGTAGTGAGTCAAGCAATGCAACAACAATCTGCCAAAATGGAAGAACAGATGTTGCTAAGTAATACGATGAATGAATTAAGAAATGGTCATAGGATGACAGAATCCGAGGTTCGTGAATTTATGGAATGGTCAACTGACCCGGGCAGTAGTATGACGCTCGATACGTTAGTTGATGTTTTTAAATCTAAGCAATCTAATAACGGCGTTTTGCCATCTCAAGAACCTACCCAAGATTCATTTGGAGCAGTGAAAGCTGCAAGAGAGGCTCCTCGTACTGCAGGTGTCCTACAAGGTCAAGAAGCTAATCAACCGAAAAGTGGAAAAGACCAAATGTGGGATGTCATCATGAGTGCGGGTAGCAGAACTAATGTTTTAAAATAATAAACTAAGGAGTACTGAATATGGCAACATATAGTGCTGGCAGTTTATCAGCAAATGGTTCAAGAACTCCGGGTGCTTCAAATACTGATTTTCACACTAGAAGATTATTTGATTTTAGTGATAGAGTAGCTGAATTATCTCCCGATGAGTCACCATTTTTTGTATATCTGTCAAAAGTAGCAAAGGTTCCTACTTCAGATTCACAGTTTCGATTTTTAGAAGATAGAACAAAAGTATCAATTACTGATAGGGCTTTCCTAGTTGTAGATGCAACCACAGTTGCTGCTGCTGGAAGCTCAACAACAATTAAATTTGATACTTCA